TAGAATTTATATCTTTAATACCTAAAGCAGAATACATGTTGTGATACGCTTGATAAAGATTATGTAATTTTGGATTAGACATTGCCATTTGCAGTTCCGTTTGAGCTATAGATATACGCTGCGTTTGGGAGAAAATATTCGGATCCGCAATTGGCAAGATGTCTACTCTATCATCAAAGTCTGTTTGTTTGATGTTGCGTTGTCCACCGACAACATCGTAAGGGTATTCAGGAGGAAGATACAAACTAAAGACTTTAGATAATAAACTGAATTCTTGTTTTAAACTTGAATAGAGTCTCTTGTGAATAGCTGACATCACACGAGATCCACGTTCTAATAATGCTACTGTCGTTCCTACGGCAGCGCCTTGATTACCGTCACCCACTTGCGTGTCTGCAATGCTAGCGAAACGCTGACCAGCAGAGACGACTGTACTCATTAAAGTAAGTAAAGTTTGTGAAGGTTCTTTAAAGGGTAATGGCATAAAAGAATCTCTTAAGTTTCCACCGGGAGCATCCACATCTCTAAACTCACCAGGTTGTAATGGCTGTGCATCATCTCTCACTCGAATACCACGCATCTTAAATCCTGCAGGTAAGTTTGATAAAGTTCCAGCGTCTAGTAATTGTCTCAGTGCTGCTGTAGCAGTTCGAGATAATCCACCGATCATATGAATTAAACCAAAGCCATAAAAACCTAAACCCGGTAAAAATTTAAAATGCACAAAGTAATCAACTTTCTTTTTTAAAACATCTCCTTGTGCAAAATTTCTTCTAATAGATAAAACTTCATTTGTACCTTCTTCGATTGTGACAATGTAAGGTAACTTAATTCCTGTAGGTTCATTGCTTTGAGGATTCATATCTTCAAAACCTTCTAGGTCTAAATTTACATGACACTCTAGAAGTGTGTACATGTCTTCATCTTGACCACTTGCTTTAACTCCTTCGAGTTCTCTTTCCTTGCTTTTTAAATCTGAATTTGCTCCATCATAACTTGTTGAAAGTTCTATATCTCTATAAAAACCATTGACTTGCTGCTTGCGTAAATCATTCTCCGAAATCTTTACAACATGAATAACTGTGTCCGCTTCATCTAAACTTGTTGCTGAGTAAGGTACAACTAAATCATCTGCGGGAATAAATTTTGATACAGCTCTATTTAATAATTGATCATAGTAAACTTTTTTAAAAGTAGATCCTGCAAGAGGTAAGTAAAACAACATTTGATCAAAGTCTGCTTCATACTCTTTCATAACATGCATGATCTGATAGTTCATAAATTCTTTCACACGTTCGGCTTGATCTTTTCTTGCCATGTCATCTTTACCGACAACCTGTGTTCTCACAGGTCCATTTGACGGTAGTAATTCTTTATAAGCGAGTGCTTGAAACTGTGTCACGGCCTCTGCTAAAACAGGATGAGTCGCTCCACTTGCACCACGAAATGGTTCACTTCGAGCTTCGTATTTAAATCCTAATAATTCTAAACCATCGGTGTAAGCTTTCTCCCACTCTGACCTTGATGATTTGTAATCTTCAAACTTAGAAGAAAGATCCGATCCAATCGGATCTAAAATTGTATCAGGTAAAACTTCTGCTAAATTAGAAAAGTGTTCTCCAGCATCCATGGGTTCTGTGGCATTCGGATCAAAATTAACTTCTGCTCCACCGTCTTCCATTTCTGTGATGTCAACAGGACCTGTATCTTTTTTGGTTTCTTCTACAAAAACTTCTTGATCTTCTTCCTCAAGATTTAAATTTTCATTTGGTAATGCTTTATCTATTTCAGCCATTAATAATACGTCCTTTGTTGGTGAGGTAAGGGTTCATCTTCTTGGTCGTCTGGGTGTTCAATAAATCCTCCCTGTCTAAATCTCATGACAGCTTGAGTTGTGCTGTCTACTAAATCGTCATGATCGCCATAAGGAAACGAAGCACATTCCTCTATAACTTCATCTGCAAATTTTTTATCTGGTGCCCACACTTGTCCTGCTTCAAAGATAGGAGCTACAGAATTCACCCTTGTATGTTTATCATTTCCTTTACTAGGTGTAAAGTTTAAAACCGGTATTCCCATTTTCCGTAATTCATAAGTCAAAGGCAATCCTGATGCTTTAGCTTCCACGATCACCGTTTCAGGTTTCCAATAATCATATTGATCTTTAGCCACTCTTCTCAGTTCCGGGAACTCAAATCTATCTTTCACACAATCTAACAAAATCAAGTTTGGTCCGCTGTCCTCGGTCGGATAAAAGACGCCCCACGTAGTAATAGCGGAATAGTCTGCTGTTTGTTTTTTCATAAAAGCTGTATCATAACTTTGTATCACATGATGTAGAGCAGGAAGTTCTTCTCCTTCATACACCCTCCACCATTCTCGTTTAATGATAGACCCCTCTTCTGCCGTGGGATTTTGTTGATACTGAGCATTCCATTTGCTCACGGACAGCGAAGCTTTGACCGTTTGTAATTCATCCAACTTCCAATACTCTGGCCATACAGGTTTATTGCTTGGTAGGATTGCTGGAAATTCTATAATCTCCCATTGATCTGCTTTAGGATCACTTTGAGCTTTGAGCAGCATTCCTGTTAAATCTTTTGTGTTCCATCTCGTCATCACCAAAATAATTCTACCACCAGGTTGTAAACGCTGACGAGGACCAGAAGTATACCACTCCCAAGTTCTCTCAAAAGAATTCATGTTCATCGCATCTTGCTCCGAGTGAGGGTCATCAATAATAAATAGATCCGCACCACGACCTGTCACAGCACCACCTACACCTGTTGCAAAATATTCGCCTCCTTGATTCGTTTCCCAACGACCTGCAGCTTTGGAATCTTCTTGTAATTTTGTAGGAAAAATTTTTCTATACTCTTCTGTATCAATTAAATGTTTTGCTTTACGACCAAAGCGAACCGCGAGCTCTGAATTAAAAGTTGCTTGGATTATTTTTAACTTAGGGTTTCTACCGATCATCCAAGCGGGGAGCAGGAACGATGCAAATTCTGATTTTGTATGTCGAGGTGCCATATTGATAATTAATCTTTTTATCTTGCCCGCGGCCACTTGATTAAACTTATCAGCCATGATTTTGTGGTGGGACCCCTCTATGAAATCAGGCCAAACATATTTTACGAAAGACATAAAATCAGTAGAGACAGCTTTTTCTTTTTTCTTCTCTTCCAATCTTATTGCATACTTCATGAAGTCTTTCTTGGCATCAATAGGTAGCTTTCTTAGATCTATATCTTTTAACATTTAAAAACGAAAAAAATTTTTAAAAAATTTTTTCAATAAGTATTTCAGGTGATGTTATCTCTAAAATCGACTATATACAAGTACATTAGGATCCCTACATATACAAAAAGGGGGGTGGGGGTGCCAATAAACAAATGTAGTTTGAAACATGGTTTGGTACCTCTATCCGATCTCGCCCCAGCGGGGCGAGAAGCAGAAGGCGGTGGTGGGGGTGGGTGGGCCCAGAGGTCTCAAGCCACTATATCCAGTAGGTGTTGCAAAAATGCAACACAAGATGCAGTATGCCTGGAAATCCAGAAATGGTATCTATAATATATTATCCCATAAAAACCCATTATAAAGCCCATACAGATACATCGGAGCATGAAGCGTGATAGATTGCTAAACTAAAATAATGCATTTTTTTTGATTATTTATCCCATAAATTGTGGTATGTTTTTAGTCATGAGAAAGAAAACAACAAAAGATTTTATAAACCATAAAATGAATGATGATGTCTACAAATTAAGAAGACAAGTTATTGATATGATTTATGAAATCAAAAATGTTTATTCTGATATTCCAAGAATAGATGTTAGAATAGGTAAATCTAAAACTTGTGGTGTTTTAGGTCTTGCTAGACTTAATGACAATATTATTTGGATAGATGATAAATCTTATATGACTTATAGAAATAATGATTTTCTAAGGAATGTTGTTTATCATGAAATACTTCATGCAATTTACGGAATTGAACATGATGAAAAATGTCCTTTAATGTGTAGCAAATTAAATGAAGTAATAAGCAAAGACCAATGCTTAAAAATATTTGGTGATTATTACAGAAAGAGAGAAAGCAAATGATTATTAAAAACGCTGAAACAAATGGTATTAATGGGACTCATCTTCAAGGATATGTTCAATGTTCTTATGATGATTTAGTTAATACTTTTGGAACACCTACTATTGAAGGTGGTGTAGAAACTAAAATAGAAGTTGAATGGGAATTAACCTTTTACGATCCAAGTAAACATTTCGATGAAGTTCAATACGCTACCGTTTACAATTGGAAAAATGGTAAGAGATATTGTGGTGAAGAGGAAGGTTTAGAACCTCAAGATATTAAAGAATGGAATATCGGAGGTCATAGCAAATATGCTCTTCATCTTGTTGAAAAAGCCATTAAAGATTATAAGGATAAAAAATAATGGAAGATTTAAATACAATTTGCATTGTGATCACTTCGGTGGTCGCATTGCTTTTCGTTTGTACTATTATCAACGAACTTTTTGGAGGTAAATAACATGAATGTATTTTCAGCATTTGACGGAATGTCTTGTGGTCGTATTGCATTAGATAAGGTAGGGCTGACCGTGGATAATTATTTTAGTTCCGAGATTAAAAAATATGCAATTGATATTGCAAATAAAAATTATCCTCAAGATAAAAAAAATAGACTAGGTGACATCACTACCATTAAAGGTAGTGATCTCCCTACAATAGATTTGTTTATAGGTGGTTCACCTTGCCAAGATTTTAGTGGTGCTAATAAAAATAGATTAGGTGTTGAAGGTTCCAAGAGTGGTTTATTTTATGAGTGGTTAAGATTAAAGAATGAAGTTAAACCAAAATATTTCTTATTAGAAAATGTAAGAATGAAATCGGAGCACGAAGATATTATTTCTAGAGAATTAAATTGCAAGCCAATCAAAATTAATTCTATGCATTTTGCTCCACAGTTAAGACATAGATTATATTGGACTAATATTCCTTTGCCTTATATTTATCCAAGGCCAAAACAGTTAATCGAAGTTTTAGAAAATGGTTGGACGGAAAGAACTCATGCGAGATGTTTGCTTGAAAGTGATAGTCGTCCACTATCAACACCTATTAAAATGTTTCATAGATATTATTCAACAGGATTTACAACTTTGATTTTTAAATCTCAAAAACATTTTGGCGAATGTGTTTTCCATTACAATGAAAATTTTAAACACATGAACGCAAAACAAATAGATGAACATATTAAAAATAGTAATATTGATTTATCTATTTATGAAGGTGTTAGATATCTGACACCACAAGAGAGAGAAGATTGCCAAACAGTTCCAAGAGGATACACAAAAGGATTAACAGATAATCAAATTGCGTGTATACTTGGGGACGGTTGGACAATAGATGTGATTGCTCACATCTTCAACGGACTAAAAGAAAAGGATTATGCTACCGTATCAAGTATTAAAAAGAATAATCCTAAATTATATAACGCCTACATAGAAAGAGGAAAGCAAATGATTAATAAACATAGAAAGAGAGAAAGCAAATGACTAAATTAAAATTAGTTAATGACTATCAAAAGAGGATTGAAAAAAATCCTAATGGTGGAGGGGAATATCAATTCTATGGTATTCCAAACGATGAAGAGGGTAATTTATTTATTAAGTTAGCGAGAAAATATCTTAATAGAAAACTTTATAGAACTGTAAAATATGGAAGGTCAAATGGTTCTTATTATCACAATGCTGATAAGGATAAGGTGGACTCTTTTGTGCTTTACATCAAAGACAAACCTAAGAAATTTCAAATTACTTATAAGGCAAAACCTTCCTTTGTTACTCAGATTATGGAATTTGAAAGCATGGAAGAGGCCACAAGGTGGGTCGAGAGGGTATCTTATAAAGATAAAGATCCAAAAGAAAATGCCTACAGGATCACAGAGATTGAATAAAAATAAAAAGCAATCGCCCATTAGGGCGATTGCTGCATTCTGGATTTCAGATCAACAAGCCCAGATCTGGGTTAAAAAAAATAATAAATCCCGGTCCGGGAATTTATTGCTAAGACATAGGTCTCGAGCTCTCAGAGCTCGAGGCTGAAAAAAAAAATAAAAAATAATCCACAAGCCACAAGCAGCAAGCTGCACGAACCAGGGAAACCGGGGGAGGTGGGGGCGGGTGGGCCCAGAAGGCGCAAGCATCACGAACCGGGGGGGGGGGGGGGGGAGGGGGCGGGCGAGCGAGTTCCCTAATCTGGAAAAAGATTAACCCTCCCTCCCAACCCTTACTATCATAACATATATTATGGGAAAGTAAAGTATAAAATGGGATAATATAAAATTAACTGTGGATAAGTTTTTCTTGAATATCTAACCAATTGGCAGCCAGTTCCCGGACCGGTTCGCCTTGTGATAGAGCAAGGACCGAGGCCCCTGGATAAAGTTTATAGCTCAAAGGATCGAGGGTCTTGGCCAAGATATAAGAATTTTTAGTATGCTTAATATGGAACGATATTTGATGAGGTGAAAAGCGTATTTTCTTACTAGCTATTACTTTTAATTCGACAGTGAAAAAACCTTTAATGTCAGTATAACCAAGTAGATCAGGAACACCCAAAGAGGCCCAACTTTCTAATCTAGTCCATGATATTAAAGGTGTTTTTCTTTTCAATTCTTGCCATAATTTAGTTTCAGGTTTCAAAGTAATTTCACCATGGAATTATATGTATAATCTATTAATATTTATTTGTCTATTATGGGATTATGTGGTATAAAATAGACAGAAAGAGAGAAAGAAAAAAATGTATTTAGAGTTCAAAAAATCACCTAAGATTTTAAATATTGATAATAATGCTAAGACTGTAAAAGGCCAAAATTTCGGATACATGACAGCTATTTTTTACGGTGCGTCTGGGTCTCAATCTGGCTTTAATGTCTGCCCCCAAGCAAGCAAAGGCTGTTTAAAATCTTGTTTATATACTGCTGGCCATGGTGCATTTAATAACGTGCAGCAAGGACGAATTAATAAAACAAGGTGGTATATTCAAGAAAGAGAAACTTTTTTAAATCAACTTAGAAAAGAAATTAAAGCTTTTTTAGTCAAAGCTCAAAAGAAAAACTTAATACCTTGTATAAGATTAAACGGCACGAGTGATATATCCTGGGAAAATACCGGGATTATACAAGAGTTTTCAAGCGTGCAATTTTACGATTACACAAAGGTTTATAAAAGAATTTTAAAACATGTGAATGGCCAAATGCCGTCAAATTATCATCTAACCTACAGCCTGACAGAAGATAACAAAGACGAAGCTATGAACGTTTTAAAACTTGGTGGTAATATTGCTGCCGTTTTTAGATCTAATCTACCAAAAACTTTCAAAGGATTTAAAGTTATAAATGCAGACGAAAGCGATTTAAGATTTTTAGACGGTAACAATATTATTGCCGGATTAAAAGCAAAAGGAAAAGCAAAAACAGATTATTCTGGTTTTGTATTAGAGAGCGAGGAATAAGTGAGAAAGAAAAAAATAGATATACAAGATATACTAGACGTTGCTAATATATTGCAGCGTGATCAATTAACTGTTAGAGATTTATTAGAGGTTATGCAAATAAAAACAAAGAGAGCTATACCCTCCAATATGACAGATAATGATTTGAATTATTGGTGGTCTTCAAGTAAAGGTGTTAATATTCCAATTTTAGATATGGATTTAAATCATATGATAAATGCCTTTTCAAAATCTTTAAACTGGCGTGAAGTATACAAAGAACAAAATAAATTAAGTACAAAAGAAGTTATAGCAAGCGTCAAAAGTTTTGTTGAACATCTAGAAAGCGTTAATGATAGATAAAAAAATAATAGATAAATTCCGGGCTGCTAATGTGGCTCGGTATACCCTGGAAATTTTTGAAAATAACGAGAGTATTGAATCTATAACCTATAAGGCACAAGCCTCAAGCAACAAGCCTCAAGCAACAAGCGATACTCACCCAGATTTACTACCTAGTCATGGACCTGAGTATTATGCACCAAAGCGCAGGCGTAAAAAACTATTGAAAAAATAAAATTTACTTGTTATTACTTCCCATATGGGATTACCAAAATTATTAACAGAACAACAAAAGAAATTTTCTGAGTTGTTAGTATTTAATGAAGGTCGCATGTCACCTACAGAATGTGCATATGAGGCAGGATATGCAGAGGGCTCATGCCATGTAAGAGCATCAGAACTAAGAAATGCAAATAAATTTCCATTGGTTGTTAAATACATAAATGATCTTAGAGCTGAAATGCAAAAGAAATATGAGATTACTTATGAGAAACATATAACAGAATTAGCAAGGATCAGGCAAGAAGCAATTGAAGCTAAGTCTTGGTCTGCTGCCGTTAATGCAGAGGTCGCAAGGGGTAAAGCTGCAGGATTATATATAGAACAAAAGATAATCAAGCATGGTAAATTAGAAGATCTTACAGAAAAAGAACTAGAACAAAGAATGCAAACAATTATAGAAGAAAATAAAGTACTTCTTCAAGACGAAGACTTTGAAGATATGAAAGATAAAGTTAAAAAACCTAGAACTCTCAAGCTAGTAGAGCCTTTAGAAGAAGCTACAGATTAGATATTTCTTCTTGTTGTGTTAGGAAAACGACCGTCTGTTTTAAAGCTTGTATAAGCAAACAACCAATCACTACCATACTCAGCCTTACAAAAGTCTTTTATTCCGTCTGGTTCTTTCTTAGTATTAAATATATTTAATAGATATTCTTTCGATTTATTAGTTAAGTTAAACATAACCAAATGTTTATTTGAATTTAAAAAATTAAAAAGTGTTAGATTAACACAGCAGATGTGTCTAAGTTAGATTTAAATGTTCTATTCTTAAAACTACACCTAAAGGAATTACTTGAGATCTACCAAATAAATCATCTTGATCAAAATCATCCTTGTCTGCTGATATTGTTATGGAATTTTTATCTTTCTTAATTAAATATCCTAGTGAAGATATTTGACAAGGTTTACTTTCTAATAGCTCCTCTTTAGTTTGCCATGTAGATAGACTACATTCATTAGTATCTAACCAAACTACTCTAACTATATCCATATTTTATCCTTCAAGACACTCGCATTCATCTATATCAAGCTTACATAGAGGACAAGTATCTTCCATATTTTTACTATAAGGAATATTAGACCCCCTTCAAGTTTAAATATAAAAATAAAAAATTAGATTGCCATACGGCTAATGAGTTTGAGATTTACCAGTGCTTACCGCTACTCTGGTAAGCCTTTTTGACTGTTTTAACCTTATTTATCAACCATTCTAGCCATTTACCACCATTACCGCACCCTACCCTAGTAAAAATATTTTTTTACACATAGGGGGTCTAATATTCCTTATAGGTATTCTTCTAATAATCCAGCCTCGACGCACGTAAATTGAAGCTTTACGTCAATTAAATCAGTCATTTCTTCACGGACCACGCTGAAATATTGGTTACAATCGTCATAACTATCGTGAATAATCTCTGATGCCATGCGTACACACTTCTGTTCAACACCTTGACCTATGCAAATCCACCCTACTAAAAAAAATTTTAACAATTAATTTCTGGGAGGATATAAAATGGCCTTGTCTATCATACCACCACCCGCTTTTTTCATACTACTCATAGCATTGGTATAGATAGCTTTGACTTCTTGATCAGTCATAGCCATTAAGGACTTGAGATCTTGCTCCGATAAACCTTGCGCTAATAGATTAATCTCTTTAATCATATCAGTTTTACTGAGTTCCATGTTATTTATCTAGTCTCCTTAAAAATTCGTGCTTATAATATCTTAATTTCTCACCCTCTACAATAAATTCTTGATAGTAGCTATCAACACTACACATCATAACAACACCTTTGTTGATCTGAGTACCATAAACATAGTCATGAGCCATAGCGTAAGCTGCTAACTGTAGAAAATAATCCTCGATCCACTCTTCTCGCTTCGGTTTGTTTGTTTGTTTGAAATCCATAATAGCATCTTGGCCCTCGTGTACTCCCACTAAATCAGCAGAACCTGCGTAAAGACCGGGGTAATGCATAACAGCCTCAATACCATAAACAGAATCCACCTTCGATAAACCTTTTTTTATAATAATATCGGCCATAACTCCTGCTCTTTTTCCGATAGAGCTCATATCTACATGTTTATTACCTTTGATATATTCTTCTAGAATATGATGCATCACACTACCTCTAGTCGAGGCAGAGTTCTTAATTTTCTCTGCTTCTTGTTCCCCTACTCTCTTCTTCCATTCCTTTAAAAAAGTTTTATCTTTCGTCTCACCTAGTATAGTTGTAACACTCGGAAGTTTTTCTTCACCCACAGCATAATGCCTATGACCTAAGATAGCTTCTCGAATAGTTTTTGGATAGATGAATTTACTATTTATCGCAATCGACATATTTTAATCTTACTCCCATTTCTTTCTGTTTCTTATTCAGTAATCTATTAATCCGACTTCCTTTTCTTTTCCCGGTCATTCGAATAGAATTACATTTAGAGTCTATTAACTGACATCTTCCCTGGTCATCGACAACAATTAAATCAAAGGGACATTGAGGGTCAACCGATAAAGCAACCCAATATCCCTTTTTCATGTATTCAATAGCCACGGTCAACTCACCTAGAGCTCCCTTTGCGGATTTTTTAACCACGATTTTTTTCTTTTTGTCTAACAGACCAAACAATATATTCCCTTAATTCTTTTTTTGCAGCTGGAGTATATCGTAGTTCTGTATAACTTCTTATCTTTTTTTCTAGTCTAATTACACGTTGAACAATGTCTAAAAATAAACTGTCTTTTTCTTTTTGACTTAATTTATTCCAATTATCCAATACTTTTTGTTCTTCTGCACTTAGCTTTTCTTTTTTAAGTTGTGGCATTCTATTCTCCCATACTCGGTCCGTGAGGAATTTTTTCCCACCACTTATCCTCTTGTATCTTGGGATCAATAAGAGGTA